TTCATTTTGTAGAAACTGCTAAATTACTTCAGCCAAAAATAGTAGTAGCAGAAAATGTTAAAGGTCTTATAGCTGGTAATGCTAGAGGTTATGTAAAAGAAATATTTAATGATTTTAGAAAAGCAGGATATGAAACTCAATTATTTTTATTTAATTCCGCAGCTATGGGCGTACCACAAAAAAGAGAAAGGACTTTTTTTATTGCACGTAGAAAAGATTTAAATTTTAAACCTTTTAAACCTACTTTTAAAGAAAAACCTATTTCTTGTAAAACTGCTTTTGAGGGAATAAGTTCAGCTTCTTTCGTAAAACCTATTGGTCCTGCAGCTAGAGCTTTGTGGCATAAAGTAAAGCCTGGACAAAGTTTATCTAAAGCACATAGCAAAGGATATTTTTTTAATTATGGTATGTTAAATCCTAACCAACCTTCGCCTACTATTCTTGCAAATTCTGGAATGACTCATTGGCAGTCACCGCGTACTTTAAGTGCTGAAGAAAATAAAAGACTACAGACTTTTCCTGAAGATTTTAACTTTTTAAAAATTGATCCGCGCTATGTTATGGGTATGAGTGTTCCCCCTTTTATGACTCAACGTGTAGCATTAGAAATATACAACCATTGGTTTAAAATACAAAATAATTAAATGGCAGCTTCTGAATCAAGCAAAATTGAGATAGATATCAGAGTACAAAAGCTTTCTCGGATAATTGCGAGAGGTGGTAGAAGGTCAGATTGCTTAAGGTATGCTAGAGAAAACTGGGGGGTATCAGAAGCTACTGTAGATAATTATTTAAAAAAAGCTAGAGATGATATTAAAAAAGATTGGGATATTGAGAGACCCCAAATGATTGCTGATTTATTAGCTCAATGTTCTACTTTACAAATGGAAGCAAGAAACGCTGGGCAGTTTCATATTGCTCTTGGTGCTATAAATACTGCTGCAAAATTAGCTGATCTTTGTTCATGAGTTTTTTAGATACTGTTAAACAAGGTCATGTTTTAGCGGGAGATGGAATGTTTGAACTGCCTACTGCTGATGAAGTTATAAATAAAATTCAAAGTAAATTACTTCCTCATCAACAAAAATTTTGTGAAGATGTAGAACATAGAAAATTAGCTTTAGTATGTGGATTTGGTGCTGGTAAAACTTATGCTTTAGTATCTAAATCTTTTTTATTAGCTGCTATGAATGTTGGTCATATTTCTGCAATATTTGAACCTACTGCTCCAATGCTTCGTGATATTTTAATGCGGACTATGAATGATTTATTAGAAGAATGGCAAATACCTTATACTTTTAGAGCTTCGCCACTTCCAGAATATCAATTACAATTTAAAGAAGGAATACATACAATTTTACTTAGAACTATTCTTACTTATCAACGTTTACGTGGGCAAAACCTTTGCGCTGTAGGATTTGATGAAGCTGATACTGTAAATAAACGCGACGCGGAACAAGCAATGAACATGGCTTTAGCAAGATTAAGATCAGGTAATATTCAACAATTTTATGCAACTACAACTCCTGAAGGTCATTCGTGGGCGTTTGAAACATTTGAAAAAAATGCAAAAGAAGATACTAGATTAATAAAAGCAAAAACTTCTGATAATCCATATTTACCTGAAGGATTTATTGATAGTTTATTAGAAAATTATCCACCGCAACTAATCCAGGCTTATTTAAATGGTAATTTTACAAATCTTACAACTGGTGCTGTTTATTCAAGATTTGATAGAAATAAACATGTAAAACAAAAATTTTCTTTTGATTATCTACATGAAATTTTAAAAGTAGGAATAGATTTTAACGTGATGAATTGTAATGCTGTTATTGGTGTACAAGTTGGAGATGAATTATATATTGTTGATGAAATTTCAAAACAAAAAGATACAGATGCTCTAGCTCAAGAATTAAAAAGACGCTATCCTTCAAACAAAATACTAATTTATCCCGATGCGAGTGGTTCTGCAAGATCAACGATCAATGCTTCTAAAACAGATATTGCAATACTCGAAAGCTATGGTTTTACGTCAATGGCGCTCAAAAGTAATCCGCCGATCAAAGATAGATGCGCTTCCGTACAAGCAATGTTGGAAAACTCCAAAGGACGGGTGCGTTTGGCGGTTCATGCCCGTTGCCGAAAGTTAATTGAATGTTTGGAATTACAAAGCTATGATGAAAGAACAGGAGATCCTGATAAACAAAATGGGTACGATCACATGAATGATGCTCTCGGTTATTTAATATATCGTGAATTTAATATGATTTATGGTCGGGCAGGAGCAAGAACTGGTATTAGAATTTATTAGTAAGTGGTATTATGAGGAAAAACTGTGTATAGCACTCAATCAATTTATAATAATCCTGTTGCTTTAGCAGTTTCAGATGTTAATTCTCCTAATAATGCATACCAACGTATGCTTGCTCATTGGGGATTGATTGAAGATTTAAACGAAGGTACATTTACAATTCGATCACAACATAGAAAATATTTATTTCAAGAACCGCGTGAAACTGATGACTCTTATGATGCTCGATTAGCACGTTCTGTTTGTCCGCCATATTACCAAAGATTAGAAAGAATGTTAGCTGGTATGTTAACCAGAAAACCAGTTAGATTAAATGAAGTTAGTGATTTAGTGAGAGAACAATTATTTGATGTTGATTTAGAAGGCAATGATTTAAATATCTGGTTATATAACACAACTAGAGTAGCAATTAGATATGGTCATGTAGGAATATTAGTAGATGCACCTAAAGAAGGAGATAAAACAAGACCTTACTGGGTTACATATAGTCCACGAGATATTTTAGGCTGGCGAACTGAAATTATAGATGGTTCTAGACAGCTTACACAATTACGTTTATTTGAAAAAGTAACAGAACCAAAAGGTAAATATGGAGAAAAAATTATAGAACAGATAAGAGTATTAGAACCTGGTCGATATGAAATTCATAGAAAAAATAAAAAAAGTGAATATTCTTTATTTGATGAAGGTTCTATGAGTTTAGATAAAATTCCTTTTTCTATTGCATATTCAAATAGACGCGGATTGTTTGAATCAAGACCTCCTTTATCTGATATTGCAGAATTAAATTTAAAAGCATATCAAATTCAATCTGATCTAGATAATCAATTACACATAAGCTCAGTTCCAATGCTTGCTTTTTTTGGTTTTCCTGCAAGTGCAGAAGAAGTTAGTGCGGGACCAGGAGAAGCTTTAAGTTTACCTGCAGAATCTGATGCAAAATATATTGAACCTACTGGAAATAGTTACGATAGCCAATTTCAAAGATTAAACCAATTAGAAAAACAAATAAATGAATTAGGGTTAGCAGCTGTACTTGGACAAAAATTATCAGCAGAAACTGCAGAAAGTAAAAAAATTGATCGAAGTCAAGGCGATAGTACAATGCAGGTTATAGCTCAACAAATGCAAGATTTAATTGATAATTGTTTAAAATTTCATTCTGAATATTTAAACGAACCTGATGCAGGCAGTAGTTTTGTTAATAGAGATTTCTTAGCAGCTAGACTAGAACCTCAAGAAATACAGGCATTATTACAACTTTATACTGCAGGAACTATTAGCCAGAAAACTTTACTCGATCAATTATCAGAAAATGAAGTATTAGGAGATGATTTTGACGTAGAAGAAGAATTAGAAAGTACGCAAAATGGTGGTTTAATTGATATGGAACCTATAGAGGAAGCTGCTTAATGTGTCTATACCTGAAGTATTTTTTAGAGAAACAATTGATTTAAATAGATATAGCAATAAAGTTGCTAAAGAATATGCAATAACTTATAACAAAATAATTATTTCAGCTGCAAAGCAATTAAAACAAATAAATATTGCCCAAGCAAAAGCAGGCGAAGCTGTAATTGTTGCTCCGCAGACTAGAAAAAGATTAAGATCAATAATAAAACAGGCAAAAGATAGTCTTAATAAATGGTCTAGTGCTTCTGCAAAAGATTTCAAAGGTCAATTACAAGGTGTAGCTTTACTTCAGCGTGATTTTATTGTTAATGAATTAAAAAAAGTAACTGCTTCGGGTAATATTCCAATTAATAGTGTTGCTATAAGTCCTAAATATGCAGAATCAGTAATTTATACAGACCCTACAAAAGTAAATATTTTTACAAGTTCTAGGTTTACCGAAGATGATTTTATAAATTTTGGTTCTGGTAAATTTGAACTTACTGCAAGACAAGGTGCAGCTATAACTTTACCTAATGGAGATACTGTAGAAAAAGCATTTAGAGGAATAGCAGTAGGACAACAACAAAAACTAGCTCTTGCAATAAGATCTGGAGTATTTTCTGGTCAAACTACACAACAAATAGCTAGGCGTTTAGTAGGAAAACTAGAATTTGATTCTGCTCGAAGCATGGGTAAACAAACAATAAAAAAATTAGCTAATAGAGGAGGAGAAAGTATTAAATTAGCTAATTATCAAGTACAAACTATTGTTAGAACTTCTATTAATCAAGTTAGAAATGAAGCAAATCAATCTGTTTACGCGGCTAATAAAAAAGTAGCACCTAAATATGAATACGTAGCAACATTAGATTCTAGAACAAGTCCTATTTGTCAAAGATTAGATGGAAGAGAATTTGCATATAACAAAGGACCAACGCCACCACAGCATTTTAATTGCAGATCAACAACAGTTCCAGTAGTAGATTTTAAAAAATTAAAGAAAAAATACCCTGGACTAGAAGAACCGCCAGAAACTTTTTTAGATACCCGACCAAGTATTACAGGAAGAGTTCCACAAAATACTGCTTATGGTGACTGGCTTTTAAATCAAAATGAAGAACTACAAATAAAAACACTTGGAAGTTTAGATAGAGTACGTTTTTTTAAACGATTAGCTAGAAAAAAAGGTAGTTCTGGACAAAATGCAATTAGACAACTAATAAGAAATGATGGAACTGAACTATCTTTAGAACAATTAGTACAAAAATATGGAAAATTACCTAAACAAAAAGTAACTGTAGATTCAATACTAGAAAAACTAAAAGATGTTCCGCCTGTTCCAAAAGAAAAAGCTTTTACTTCTATAGCTACAGGAGTTTTTGATACTAAAAAAGCTGCTTCTTATACATCTAAGTTTGGTGGAACTGAAAAAATGATTTCTGATTCTTTAGAAAGTTTAGAAAGTGTTGGTGGATTGACTGCTGTAAATAGTAAAAAAATGCGTGATTTCTTGAAAAAAAGTAAACAAATTAATAATTTTGCTATGCGTGATGAAAGATGGAATGTAAACCAGATTGGAAGATATTCGAAAAAAGCTATTAAAGACCAATTAAAAACTACAGAAAAAGCTTTTGATGTTTTTCAAACTGCTGCAGATAATAGAGAACAAATAGAATATTTTTCTGCTGTTAAAGATGCTATTAAACAAGGCGAAGGTAAAAATTTTGAAAGAGTAATGCGAAACATGCTAAAACCTTGTGGTAAAGGTTACTCTGGATATACAACTACAACCAGTTCAGTCGTCAATACAAAATTATATGAAGTAGCAAAACCATTAAATAAAACAGATATTAAAGAATTTATTAAACAGAAAAAAAGTATTTTAAATGTTGAATTACGTGATTCTTCTAAATATGTATTTAGAAATGTAGAAGTTCCAAGTACTAGCTCAATACATGACCGAGATGTTTCTTGGTTTTCTACTATGATTCACGAAATTGGTCATCAAGTACATTTTAAAGGCTCTGGTGCTTCTAGCTTTACTGGTGCTAGAGGAGATTTTAGATTTGTAAGTACTTACGCAAGAAAAAATAGATTTGAACAATTTGCAGAAGCATTTAGTATGTATATTTTTGACCCTAACGGATTGCAGACAAAGGCACCTGCACTGTATAAATGGGTTGATGATAATTTAAATTCTGCATTAAAACTTTTATGAATTACGAAGAAGCAGTAAAACTAACAAATGAATTTCCTAAAAACAGAACTGTTCCTGGACAATTATTTAAAGCAATAGAAAAAACATCTGGTAAGGAAAAAGAATTACTAGGCGAATTAATAGAAGGATTAATTATTAATTGTAAAAGTTTTGAAGATTTTGACCTTGTTTATAAATATTTTGATTGATAGTTATTCAGCTTCTAACGCTTTTTTTTAAATAGCTTACTAATTCTATAAAATAACAAATCAAAGCCCTTACGACGTTTATTAATGCTTGTACAGGCTACAATTGCCTCAAGCTCTACTAAGCGGCCTAAAATACTAGCAAGAAAAACATCTTGCTTCATTTGATGTCTAACTAAATGAGTACAATATCTTTTGATATTATCATAATCATCACTATTCATAATTTCTCTACACCTCATTTCTACTGATAGCTGAAGCTCTGGAGGTGCTGGTTCAATATCTATATTTAAAAATTTATCCTTAGTCATTTAACAGGAAATAATTTTTCTTCAATCATTTTGACAATTGCATCATCAATATCATTGTCAGATTTAGCAACAAGATCTTTTAAAAGACTTAAAGCAGCTTTTCTCAACGATTCAGATTTTCCGAATTTAATAAATAAGCTGATCAGAAACTTTGACATTGTTTTTTATGTTCTTTCCTAAACATACCAAACATTACTGGATCTTGCCTTCTAACCTACTAACCGCCTGTGATAGCTTATTTAGTCTGGTATATATATCTATTATTGTTTTTTCTCTTCTGTTACTCATATTAGATAAAACCATAACAAAAGCAGTAACTGCTGCTCCTATTAGTGCTGCTTGTACCTCTGTCATTTGCGTAAATAGTTAATTATGTATAGTATGACTAATAAATCCTAGTTATGACAGAAGAAGTTAAAAAAAATCCTCTCAAGAAACTTAAGGAAACTATTGAGGATAAAGAGGAGCAATTAGCTTTTATCTCAGTTGTGGTCAGGCTTGTTGTAGTTGGGTGGTCTGGTTTTATAGTAAGTTTAAATTACATATCTATTCCCGGCTACACAAACGAACCAAAAGATATAACTTTTCCGGCAAG